CTGCTGCATTGTTCACTTCTGCATTGTTCACTTCTGCATTGTTCACTGCTGCGTTGTTCACTGCTGTGTTGTTCACTGCTGTGTTGTTCACTGCTGTGTTGTTGAAACTCCTTTCCACCTTTTGTTTCCTACCAATCTTCACTGGTTCATGAATTTTCATATATCTTAAACGTTTTCCGATTGCATCAATAACCTGTATTTTGGTCATTTGATCTAAACGCTTGAGACCGACTTTATACGCAATCCTTTTGAGGTCTTTGCGCTTACTTGATGAACTGAAGAGTATATCGTAGTCTTGGGCTTTGAGGGGCGACTTCTTGTCGACTAAATATGTTCTGTTAGAAGTCATAATCATCGGTGGTAGTGGTAACTTTCCATCCTGAATATCGTCATATACCTGACAAATTTGTTCTCTTGTTAGTGTAAGGTTTTCTCCTGTATTAAGCTTTATAAGCTTTTTCAGAAGTTGTATATCCACATCGGGATCACATGCATCTATCATATATCTTAAACTAACAAAAAAAAGAATCAATTCAAATACCCCATGTTAAATAATCTTATTTTCTCCTCGTATGTCATATTGAAATCAAATACGTTTGTGTCTTTTACATTTATTTCTATAATATTTATAGGTTTATCGTAGCTAGATCTAAGACATAGTGTTGACAATACTAGCGTTTCTATAAAGTCCTTTGGATTGTTTATATTTTCTTTAAAAATTACATCCGATTTTATTTTCAAACATGTAATTTCATGTGATTTTTTGTCTAAAAATGGGGTCAATGGGTATTGTTCAATTGTTCCACCATCGACGTATGTATTTCCCTTATACTTTCCACACGAAAATATAACAGGTACAGCCATACTCATACACACAGCATCTATAACTTTCATATCCGGGTGTGTATCTTTAGAAAAGTATACTGTTTCGGATGTATTCAAGCAAAATGCTGATATGTAGATTTTCATATCGATATCTTTAAATGTTGGATCACATTTACACATTTCGACTAGTTTTTTTCGGATTGGTTCCATATCTACAAAACCAAAATTATTGTAAAAGGATGTGATTTTTATCTTCATCAACTTGGTAACATCTATGGACAATGTAAGTTTAAATATTTCATCCAGGGACATGCCGAGTGCCATAAGTAACGTGATAATTGCACCCGCAGAGGATCCTGAAATTTCTTCAACATCTGTTAAATTATTTTCCATTGATTTTAGACAACCTATTAATGAGAATATACCCATCGCCGCGGGTCCTATAACCAGGTACCTCATTCTCTTACTTAGTAGAATTGAGGAAATTGACGACGTAAAATCGCGAACACAACAGCGAACACCACTGCGTGGGTGATAACGGCCGAGAGGCTGGTCTGACCGGAGCGGACGACGCCGCCAGATCCTGGAGGGAGGGTGAGGAGGAGACCTGGACTGAGAGTCAGGAAGAGCACGGTCGTAACAATGAGGTCCGTTTTGGTGAGGACGAGACCCATAGCCTTGGCGATGAGACTGTAGACTATGAAGAACACGAGAGCGTGAAATAACACGGCCATTTGGCTGGTCTTTCCGTTTTTGAATGTGAGCTTTTTTCCATCAGTGGTTAGAAGAACACCTGGGCTGAGCGCTATGAAGAGCGCCGCTGGGATAAAAACTTTGTTGGCTGTGAGGTCTTGGAGCATTTAATATACACGGATAATATTTTTGGCAAACTCCATAAAATCATATACACTTGCACCCTTTATCATTTCTTCGTGGAGACCATTTTCCATCACACTTCGTTTGAGATGCCTCCAAATGTGACTAAGACGTTCTTCAAACCATATTGTTTGTTCCTGATATTCCCAATTCACGCGCTCCGTAGAATTATAGTGTTCCTTAAAACAAAATTCAACAAAGTCCCAGTAATCTCCTGAGTAGGTGATTCCGGCGTCTTCGAGTAAGGTTCTGGTTGTATTCCAAAACATCGTGAGTTCATCTGAGTATTTGACTTCCCAGTCATGCATATTCAGAGGAGTGTCATCGTTAAATTCTTCATCATCACTGACGCAGTAATCTAGGCCAGTGGTGGCTTCATAAACATATTGGCTCCAAACCATCGTGTATTACTTATCTTCTTTTTCAGGCTTTTCCTTTATACCAGTTAATGAAATTGAGGTAGATTCAGTTACTTTAAGTCCATCCTGGATGGCATTTAGGGCTCCTTCAACCTTTGCTTCGTCTCCCGCGAAGAACTTCATGAGTCCATCTTTGATGGCATCCTTGTTCATACCAGACTTCCTTACACTTTTACGAATACTAATTTTACCCTTTCTGAGGTTAATGGTATCAATACCCTGACTAACCATATGCTTCTTTACAACCTCTTTTAGGCGCTTCTCTTCCTGGTTTAGAATCTTGATATCAGTTTTTGCTTCTGAAAGTTGTTTTGTAAGGTTGACAAGCTTCGAAACGCTCTCGGAAAGATCACTTGGGACAGATGTCATTATTATATACACATGTCACCTAATCTTTAAGCGCACAAACTACGCTGCATTGTATCTGGGACAATTGTAGAGTTGTTCCAAACGAAGGGGTCCTTGGGGTTTGGGGGGTCGGCGCGGATCTGCTGGTTGGCGTTGCGGAGGTTACCACCGATGGTCTCTGGGAAACCAATCTGCTTACGGGGCTCGAGGAAGTTCTGACCCTTGAGGATGTCCTCTGGGGCAAATTGACCAAAGTCTTCCTCTGTGGCAACTTCGCGGGGGAGGAGAGAGGACGCCAAGCCTGTACCATTGTTCATGCCCGCACACTTTCCATTGGATGCGGCGACCGCTGGACCTGGAGATGTGGAGGGGGAGAGTTCAGTGTAACCAGACTTTTCCATGGACTGGAACAACAGGTACACCACGACCACGGCAGCGACTGCGAGTAGGATGGGTTGCATTTTCTTTAAATTGTTGGCCTTAACCATCGTCGTCTTTTATATATCATTAACAATTTTTTTTCTACTGATCTTGGGTATCGACAAATGCGTATTCTTCTGGGTATGTATCAGTGACCGGATCTTCGTGGACTCTAACCTGGACTGTATTCCAAGATGGCCCAAATGTTTTCTTAGCGAACCAAAGTCCGGCGAATTCGAGGATGACATCACACACCTTCCCTGGTTGTACGGAATTGGTATCGATAATTTCTTGCTTGGAGTTGTACACCTTGGTCACATCAAGGAGATCGCCTGTGATTTCCTGACTGACGTGACTGGAGGTGTACGCTGCGGTGATTACATTGTCTGACAACTTTTTACCAAACCAAGTCTCACAATTCTCAACGGCTGCCTCGAGATTGCGTGTGTCAATCTCAACGATTTTGTTAATATTGGTATTAGAAGAGAGATCGAAAACAAACTCTCCTGATACATCCACAACCTTTACATTATTGACCTGGACGAGGCACTTGCGTTTTTCGTCAGTCAACGCCTTGACAAAGTAGAGACCATCTTCGCCCTTTACTGGGGGATTGTATAACATGTTATATCTATATTGTGTCTCATTTCTTTAAACCGATGAAAGGTATGGCCGCTGCCTTCTCTAGAATTGACTCAGAAACCCATTTGTTTCTGCTTGGTTTATATCCGTATAACGTTTTCAATTTGTTGATGGTAGGTGGGAGTTTCTGAGCATTATTTGGCCTGAGTTTATATTCGTTCTTTACATATGAATTATTCGTAGCTTTCTTCCACTTTAACGTATTTAAATTAAATCGTTTGTTACCATTTGTAGCAGTGTAACCTGGTACATTTGTATTATTTAAGACTGGGTTTAGACCATGTACAAATTGTTTTGATAAACGGTCCACCTGTGGTTTGGTTGTAAATTTCGAATACTTTTGTGGATCTATGCGATAAGCCCGGGCCATAGATACATTCTTGTATACTTTGCGTGTTGGGACCCGTTTCACGAGTTTTACTTGAATACGTTTGAATGTGTCATCTATAGAAGCATTTGTTTGCGTTTTCGCGTTAACCAGTTTCGCGAGTTTTAGGAGACGTTGACGATCCTTCTCCTTTTTTTCTGGTCGAAGATTGAGTTTATGCATGAGGTAGATATCTTCTATCAAAAAGTCTCTACCAGCTATGAATATGTTATTATCTACTATGAGTTTATTCGTTTCTACATTTCTATATGTGATACCTTTCTGTTTCGTCATGGATACACTGTAACCAAACTCTTCTGGGCGCATGAATGGAATGTCAAGAATTCCACCGACGACGAAGTTCTCCACGCGACCACTTTTGGGTGAGAATAGACGAATGTTCATGTCGAGTGCAAACAATTCTACATCTATGAATACATCTCCCTTTTTGGGTTCTGTATTTTTTCCCATCTTTTTCTTCTTGAATAAAGTGTACCGTCGAGTTACATAGGGTCCATTTTGCTTAAATCCAAGACCCAAAAACTTGAAAATTTTGGGATTTTTCTTCACCATTGTAAGTAACCGACGCTTGATCCGCATGTTAAGTGATTTCGCGAGTTCCCCTATTTTATCCCACAATATAAGCTTGACTACCTGAAGTTTTCCGTAGTACTTGGAATCCATTTGCATACGGGGAACAAACTTGGCGTCGATATCAGTTGTGATAATGCGGTCCTCGTAAGGTACGTACATGTTATACGCTTCGCCACCACTGATGATCAAATCACCCATAGACTTCATGACATCGTTGATTTTACTGATCGTCTCGAGTATAATGTCACGAATGGAGTCTGTGATCAATGCGTATACGATTTTATCAAAGTCTTTGGTTGGGTATTTATTGTGAACACGCTCCCTGTATTTTTTTAAATCCCTCTGCGCATTTCTGTCATAATATTTTTTCAACTTGACATCATCGAATAGTAAGTTGGTCTTGATGTATTTATCGATGATTGACTTTGAGTAAATCTTCTCGTCCATTATTATAAAGAAATATAATAATTATTCGTACTGCGAATAGACTTAAAGGTTTCGTCGCTAAGATAGATACAATGTCTCTCGACTCCACTATCCAAACTGAACTTGCCGCTCTCCGCAACGAAATCAAGACTCTCACTAAGCTTGTTCGCAAGATTAAGAACACCCAAGAAGATCCAGATGGTGAGAAGGCTAAGAAGCGTTCTGAGAACAACGGCTTCAACCGCAAACAGGAAATTACACCTAAGTTGAGGGGGTTCCTGGCTCTCCCAGAAGGTGAACTCATCTCTCGCTCGGAGGTGACCAAGTTCATCAACAAGTACATTACAGAGAAGGGTCTCAAGCATCCGGATAACGGTCGTCAAATTATCCTTGACGATACACTTAAGGATCTCCTCGCACCCCCTGCTGACGTCCAGGTTACCTACCTTAACCTCCAAAAGTTTCTCTCTCCCCATTACGTGAAGAAGGAAAAGGCTTAAAAAAATAACACTTACTTCTGATAAGAATGTTTGTTGACAAAAATCAAATCGAACAACTTGTTGGTACAAAGATCAAAAACCTTGATTTGTACCAAAAGGCTTTTACACATAAATCTGCTCTCAAAGAGTATACACAATTTACAGAGTCCTTCGAGACATTAGAATTCATTGGTGACTCCGTCCTAGGTTTCGTTATTACTAAGTTTCTTTTCGATCGGTATGAAAGTCGCCAAGAAGGTTTCCTCACGAAAGCTCGCACCAAGCTTGTTCGTGGTGAAACTTTGGCACATATTGCAAATCACCTGGGACTTCAAAACTATATCATCATGGATGAGAAGGGGATGCGTAACGGATGGAATAATAACCCGAAGATTCTCGAAGATGCTTTCGAAGCCCTCATTGGAGCCATCTATATGGACATCGGTCTCATCCACGCGAAAGAGTTTGTATTAAGAATCTTTACGGACCCCCAAATTGTGGATTTGAATATCATCATGATTGACGATAATTTCAAGGATCACCTGATGAAGTACTGCCAGGTCAATAACATGGAGCTCCCGGAGTACCGGGTGGTTGGTCAGTACGAGGGCCTCTTCTACATAGACATCTACATTCAGAACGCATGTATGAGTAGAGGTATTGCGAAGAGTAAAAAACAAGCTGAGCAAAATGCAGCCCGGATGTTTTTTCAGGTAAAAGATGAACTTAGAAAACAGGAAGAACTTAAAAGTAATAGTCCATAGATATTTAATATGCACCCAAATGTTAAAGCTCTCATAGAACGTGAATATGCGGCACAGAAATCTGAAGAATGGCTGTCCCTCCGCGGAAACATGTTGACGGCTTCGGATGCCGCTACAGCCATTGGTGTAAATAAATATGAAACTCCCGACGGTTTACTTCTCAAGAAGTGTGGTCTTGGTGAGAAGTTTACAGGTAATGAGGCAACGAGGCATGGTGAAAAGTACGAGGACGAGGCTCGGATCCTCTACGAAGAGCGACACGGAGAGGTGGTACACGAGATTGGTCTTTGCCCCCACCCAGTGCACAAATGGCTTGGTGGAAGCCCCGACGGTGTTTCCGAGAGTGGAAAACTTGTGGAAATAAAGTGTCCACCCCAAAGAAAAATCATCCCCGGTGAGGTCCCCGAGCACTACATGCCGCAGCTACA